GGAGGTACTCCTTTACCAACAAAAGACATTTTATTTCATCTATAATTCAGAAAAGGTCTTGACTTGAAATCTAAACCCTTTCCCCTTGCACCAATTCTCTAACTTTCTTTTCCTATCCTCTGTAGTTGTGAAAAACAATAATACTGGAACTGCATTTTTTATCAATGGAATGATTTCTTCATATCGTTGGATTTTCTTTTTGTTATCAATCATATCCCGTGTATTATCCACTTCAATTAAATGAATGTATCCATTTCTTATAAAAGCCGCATCACTCACAATTCTTCTTTTAGTCGCAGGTTTCAATCCGTTAATTTTCATTTCTAAAGTTGGAACAACTTCTATCTCAATTTCATTTATAAATTCTGGTTGCCAGTCTATAGGGCAGCCAAAATGTAAATACACCTCATTTCTTAACAAATCATGATCTATTTGAGAAGTTTTCTTCACTTCTTTGGTTGCTCCTATAAGTTCCCTTCCCGCTTTATTTAAATAGATAATCTTCTCACGATTGTGGAAGGACTCATTTATATAAGGCTTAAGCTGTTGAACCACTCTACATGCGTTTCTGTAGCTTTTTAAGTCATGTATTCTTTGGAGATGTTTTATTTTCACTACGCCCAATTTGTCTATCGTCATCAATAATCTTTCTATTCGGCTTTGTGTCGAAATCATCGCTATCCTCCATCATTTTAAGAATCATACTATCGTCAATGTAAGGCACCTGTACGGTTCTTTTTTTCTCCACAAGGTAAATGGCTCGGCCGGGAATGGACGGTAGATCTTCAGCTCCTACATCATCCAACAACACCATACTCCCCATCCTCGCTGCACAGATAAATGATATCCGAGCAACTATGTTCATTTTAACCTGCATAGGAACTGCTTCTTTTGTTGGATACTGAGTAGCATAAATAAGTCTATATCCTATACCTCCACCAATTCGAGCGATTTCGGATAGAGCAGCCTGGCAAAACTCAGCATATTTTTTTGAGGCTCTGTCTTTAACAATATTAGGAGAAAGCTCTGCTCCTTCATCCACAAAGATAAATGTCCTTTTCTTCATAGGAGTATCAATTATGTTTGTGTATCCTTTCTCCCTGAACATTGTTTCTTTTTGTTTAAGCTCCTCAGTTAATTTCATAAGCACCTCAGCTGATTCAAATACATCACAAGCCACTTCTTTAACTTGTTTCGGGAATAACTTTTTATATTTGTAAAATTCCAATCCTGCCTTGAGATCAAGTATATAAATTTCAATATCGTCAGGATTATTCATAATTAAAGTATTTAGTATCCCTTTCATAAACACTGTTTTGCCGAAACGGGTTACTCCGCCGTTTAATAAGTGGCAGTACTTTTCAAAATCATGATATAGAATACCTGTGTGATTTCTGCCAATTGGAACTTCCCATGTTCCTGGTTTTATTAAAGTCTTATCGTAATTCCATTTATTCGGCAGTTCTTCATGATACACACGCAACTTTAATAGACCGTCAAATTCATAATCAACCTCTTTGTTAAGACCGTCTTTTAATACAGGTAATAAGCCTTCAATTGCTTCTGATGGGATTCCTAAAGGGAGTGAGTAAAGGTAGGTGGAATAAGATTTAGAGTCGGTATGTTTGCGGATTAATTTGGGGTATTTAATTGTTTCACCTGATTTAATTCCTACTCTTCTATTGATGAATATTTGATTGATTTTATCCTCATCCTTCATTTGTCTTTTAGGTAGCAGTGCGGCGCCAACAATAGCCAATGGAATTGCGAAAAGTTCAATCATGCTCTTCCTCCTTATTTTTAAACCCAATTCAACCAATCATCATTTTTACTTTTTTTCTTCTTCAACTTCTCATAATCGTCTTTAGTGTGGATGTACAATTGGTCGCAAAATCTATAACCATTCCCATACAAATCAAATCGGTCCATATAATCAATTAGTCTTTCATAATCTTCTGTACTCTCCAATTCGAGGTACAACTCCTTTAAATATTTATCACTAAATAGAAAAGGTGTATAACCTAACTCATCAAATTTACGTTCATGCTGTCTATTCACAACAGTTTTACTTTCTTTATATCCTTGAAAAATCGATTCAACAATTCGATTAAAACCACTCATTTTCAAAACTCCTTTCAATCTTTGATGAGCTGAGAAGCAGCGAAGAAAAGAGATATGTTGATAAACATATCAGTCGCTCTCAAAATGAAGTAACATGTACAAGCCATAAATACCAATCTATCAATCTTTGCATACTACATTGTCAAATTCACATACTGACAGATACATAGACCGCTGCATAGTAGACTGCAATGTAAACTACTTAGAAGAAAATCTTACTTATATGGTGAATAAACCATAAGATTCCTCCAAACTTAACTGTTTCTAAAACAAGCTTAATCATACCCTCGTTAATTGTAATATTAAGTTTCTCAAGAACAGTTACCAATAAGAGTGTGCCGCCAGTTGAGCCGATTAGTAAAGTGCCAAATGTTATTGGATCCATCTTCATCTCCTCCTTAAATCAATCCTTTAACGTTACTAAAATCTAAATTACTCTTTGTTTCAAAAACACTTGGTTGCACAAAATTTAAGTTCATATCACGTTGAATTAGAGATTTAATATAAGATGAAAAATTAGTGGTATTTGTGGAGTGGTTATATAATTTCATTTGGTGAGGATCAGCAAGGTTAAAAGCTATTGATTTTACTTTAATTTGATCCATAAATGTTCAATCCAATCTTATAGAATCCTATTGCGTTTGCAAAAATAGGTTTTTTATATTCCTTTTCAAACACAGGAGTCATTAACTCAGTATCTTGGTAAAAACTTTTTATATATGGTAGTAACTTTTCAGCAGCTCCTCCAGCAAGCAATACTGTGTCAGTTTTGTTCCACTTCCTTGATGTATGAGCAGTTATTCCTCTTACCATTTCTTTAATGTCATTTGACTTAGTTGTCTTGCAACCAAATGGAATAGTAAAGGAATCTTTATCGATATATCGGCCATCTATAAGACTGGCGCAATTTACTGTACCACTCCCTGCGTCTATTATCCGTATTAATCCTTCTCTCGGATTACTCCAAAAGGCAGCTCCACCTTCAGCAGCAACTTCAACCTTATGAATTTTTATTAGTTTCTTTTTATTGTTCACTGTAACCTCATGACTTTTGCACAACATGTTTTTTATGGCTTCCTTTTCTCTAGGAATGTGTTTAGAAATTGGCTGGCCAACTATGATTTGGAATGTATCTACTGGTAAACGATGCAAAGCAAGTAAGATACGTATTTTTGCATCTTCATGGGCTTTACTATCCCCCATAATTGAACCGCTAAATTCTGATTCAGCTAACGCTAAAGTCCCTGCAAATCCTTTCCTTCCATCTACTTCAATTATAATGTCATCTTTTCCATGTGCATTTTCAATATTTCTATTGCGATATTCGCCAATAGCACTATAAAATTTCCCTACCCCAAACCTACTCGCAAATTTAACTTCTTCATTACCTGGGTCAATTCCCACAACTTCCATAAATCTCCCTCCTTTTATTAACTGGTTAATATAAAAAGTGCTTTTGGCTTCGTTTTTATTAACTAGTTAATATAACATATGGATATTTTCTCTATTAATGCCTGTCTTTCACAAAAAAACTGTGCAAATTTGTAATGTATTTTTGTTAAAGGAATTACATCCTAATTGTGGAATCTTATTATGTGGTGATGAATATGTTGATTAGTAATATAGGAAAGTTAATAGACAAATCTCCTTATAAAAACGAATATGTTATGATGTATATGGAAGTATCTAGGAACACTTTATCTAATTGGAGAACAGGAAAAGCATACCCTTCTGTTCCCAAGTTATATAAGTTATCTAGACTTCTTGGGGTCACTGTTGAAGATTTATACGATTACACAGAAGGTTAAATAGGAGGAAATTAATTGAATCGATCTGCAGAATACACATTATCCATGATAGCGGCCATACTTTTAACTATTGCATGGATTGGTGGAGCTATTATTGCGTTTGTTTTAGGTTTCGAACCAGTTACTGATGACACGTCAATGTTCTTTTTTTATTATCTCTTTACATACTCACTTCTTTCTCTACCACTGGTTATCTTGATATGGATATCGACTTTTAAAATTAAGAAGAATAATCAAAGGTGGGGAATATTCACACTTGTAATGGGAGTACTTTATACATTCTCTATATATGTTGTTCCAGGAGTACTCTTATTAATTTCTGGAATATTGATGGTAACGAAAAATCGCGATAAGACAACTATTCAAGCATAAGAAAAAGCCCTTCTCATACGAGTTGGGCTTTCTTCTTTACTACTTTTAAGGTGCGTGGTCGCCCTTCTCTCCAAGTTACATATCCAGCTTCCTTTAATTTATTTAAATACCCACAAACAGTGGAGCTTGATTTCCAATTCAATTCTTGTCCTAATTCTCTGTATGATGGAGCTTCAACATCATTTTCCTTCATATATTTTTTTAAAGCGTTAAGTACATCCTGTTGTCTGGAAGTTAAATCATTATGCATGCAATAATTCCCCCTGCTGTTTTATAAAGGAGGCAGCTAAGATTGAATCCAGCTTGAAGATACGTGGTTGTTTCTTCGTTAGACAATAAGCTTTTATATAACTTTCTTGCATATCATTTATTAAAATAGTCCTTTTCGAGAACGTCTTATCGCTCTTCTCATATATAATTTCAATTGCCTTTTTCTCCTTAAAAGCTTTTTCTAGCTGTCGATTCATCATAACTACCTCCCTTTTGACATAAATTATATACGAACATTCGTTCTGAATCAATATTGAATGCGAACAATCGTTCTGTTATTATTTATACAGAAGTTGATTGAGGAGGGATTCGATGAAGTTCAAAGAAGTAACGTATGAATCAAATGAAGTAATCAGTGTTATAAATAATAATGATGATTCAATTGATACAAAAGTATATTCAAACAATGATACATGTATTATCTATAGTACTGATTATCGAGTACAACATTTAACTATCTCTAATCCAAAAAGAAAAGTTAAAGACAGTGAAATTAATTATGCCTTATTCCGAATCATGAAAGCTAAGCTTGAAGATGTGCATATCTTTATGACAAGAACTGGGGTTATCCATATGCACAAAAGATTAGTTTAAGGGAGATAGATGTCGTGATTAGGGACCGTGGGAATATAAAATGGACAGCAATAATGCTTCCAGAACATGTTGCAGCAGTAAAACAGGAGTTAATAAACCTTGAGAAAGTAAAGAAACCTATTTTGGATGAGGATAGGTTAGCTGAAATTGAAATGCTAATACATGAAGGAATGGAGTATAATTACTTGCTGGAGTTTAAATTATTCAAGAAAGGATTTATTGAGTCCATAATCGGCCATACACACTTTATTGATTACATAAAGAAAGAGTTTAGGATAAAGGATAAGAATGATTTGATTCATAAAATTCCATTTCAAAAAATTGTGGATGTCCAGAAGGTGTAAGCTATGACAAAGATTTTGGATGAAGATCTAAGGTTAGTGGAACAATCCATTTATTTACCCTTAGTTCTTTCGGTATTAGAGCACGACCGCAAGGTTACTGAAATAACTGCTTTTAAGATTAAATTAGTTTACTTAGATTTAATCGAGTACACTATGTTGAAAGTTCAAAAAGATTTGAAGAAAATCAATGAGGAAATGAGAAAAATCAAGATGAAAGTTATTCGAGGGCATAATGATGGGACTTTCACAGAGTATGATATTTACTACAAGGGATACCATGAGGAACATCGCTTTTTCAATGCTAACTTGAAAAATAACACACAGAAATTATTAGCTTATTACTTACAAAGAGATAATTAATCTTATATTTCTACCTGCAACTCCATCTATTTTGTCGAATATTGTAGATTATTGATGAAAAGTTCAAATCATCTGAGTCTATTTTTAATGATAAAATTATCTCAATCGCAATAATTGTGGAGGAAATTTATGCAGGTTGATCTACCAAGAATACTTAATAGAGATTCAATGTATGGGTTATTACAGAAAGTTATAAGTAATGATTTAGAACCAATTGATGATGAAATAACTTTAAACTTCGAAACATTAACAAGATTTATTGAACCTTCAGGTGTAACGATTTTAAGCAATCTTATTAGTTGGTTGGAACATCAAGGTGTGGATGTAGGGATTTATGTGGGAGATTTACCTTCTCGTGAGTGTCCAAATAAGTTTCTAGATGATTCCATGTTTTTTCAACAACACTTAGGGAATAAACTTAATGAACATGCAGAAGTTAGATCAACAACATTACCCTTAAAACATGTTAATGCACAAAGTCCTATTCCGTGGCTTGAAAACGTATTTACTCCTTGGTTAGCATTTCAATTAGGAATTAATAAAACACGCCTCTCAACAGTACAAATGTGTATAGAAGAAGTTCTAAACAACATTAGAGACCATGCTAACAATGCAACTGGAAGTATTTTTGCTCAATACTTTCCTCACAAACATGAAATAGTTGTTACTATTTCAGATTTTGGAGTTGGCATACCTTATAACGTGCAAAAAGTACTACCTTCACTTAATGATCAAGAGGCAATAAGACAAGCTGCAGTACGAGGTTTCTCAACAGAGTCTACACCTCAGAATCGCGGACATGGATTAGACAACCTTATTCATAACGTTGTTATGAACGGTAAAGGTTCCGTGTATATCCATTCCTTATCTGGTATACTTTCTTGTAAACAAGGAGATACTGAAATCCAATATAGGCCGAAAAGCGCATTGGGAAATTATCCTGGAACACTTATCGAATTAAAGTTCAGAACCGATGTAGAAGAGATTTTCGATATTGAGGAGGAGAAGTTTACATGGGACGATTGGTAAAAATCCGAGTAAAAGACCTAGTTGATACAGTATATTCAAACGATGATGGTAAAGTGGTTTATTCTGAAGTAAAGAAGCAACTACAAGAAAATAATAAAGTTGCTGTTTCATTTGATACAATCGGTGCTTTAAATACTTCATTTGTAAATAGCGCTTTTATAGAATTACTAAAGGATTATGACTTTAACTATATAAAAAATCATATTCAATTTATTGATTCTACAAACCAAATCAATCAAATGATTAAATCTAGGTTCTCATTCGAAGTTAATAATACTAAAGTCTATCACTAAGGCCCTGATTAAAGGGCTTTTTTAAAATTAAAAAACCTTACTAAAAAGTAAGGTCAGCCACCAGAAGGTGGATCAAAGTCCCGGCCAACTCCGCCTGGGTCTTTTTTATTTTTTATTCCCATTCCACCTGGGTCCTTCTTGCTTTTGCTACCTAATTTACCTGGATCCTTTAATATCATCCTCTAGTACCTCCTGGGTCTTTTATGTTTCTACCCCCACCTGGGTCTAGTTGCATCCCTGAACCGCCTGGGTCTCCCATTTGTCCTGGGTCACGAAATTTTTGTCCCATCTTTCCAGGGTCATTGTATCTATGACCTACCATTCCTGGGTCTTTCATAAAGCATTCCTCCCTATATTTTAATTTTATCCTCCACGAGGAAGGTCCATGAAAATTATCGTTCCTGTTCCACCGCCTGGATCTCTCATGATATTCCTCCATTTCCAAATCAACTTTGATAAATTACTTTAACATCCTTTTCTTTTGTATCTATCTCAACTACACCATAATCTTCATAATAATTTTTTTCTAATATTATCTGTCTTATAGCTCCAACATAAAACCTGTCTGAAAATTCAGGAGTGTAGTAAATACTTGCGTTTTCATCCAGTTCTTCCATATACTTATTAAATTTTTTATATTCATTTATGTATTCATCAGCTAAATATGGTGCCTCTTTCCAATATTCTCTAATATTAGACTCCAATGTATTATTTATATAACTACCTGCTTCTTCGTCTGATAGACTATTTATATCTTCTCTTAGTTCACCAAAATCATTATAAAAATCACCTTTGCTGTCGTGAAAAAACCTTTCCATAAAAGACATATTAACTGAAAACATATTTAGATCATCTAAGATTTCTTCATCATTATCTTTTAACCAATATGCTAATTTAGTGAGCGCGCTATCTTCGTTTTCAGCTTGTACAACAGTAAAAAAATCACTTCCTAAATGAATACCGAATAATTTACTCATTAATAACTCCCCTTAGAATTTAGTGATTTCGATTTATCAATTGTAATTATTCTACATTTATCAACAAAATCCTCCATAAATAAAAAAATGCCCCACTCCGAAGAGTAAGGCTAATGACGATGGAGTAATACCTTTATATAATATGTAGGGGTCTATTTTTTGTGCTTCAAAATGATTATCAATTATAGGCTCAACTAAAATTGAGACTATAATTCTTTATATTTTATTCCACTTCATGATTTCGGAGACAAAGAAAATTGCCCTACTCTTAAGAGTAAGGCATCGTCAGTGAATCAGTTATGGATTGATTATTAGTATAACTTAATTCATAAAAAGTATACAAAAAACTCTACAAATTTTTGTAGAGTCTAAGCAACATAAAAAGAAAAGTGTATACACGCTACCTCGGGTCTCTTTATTATATGTTATTAATAATAAATAAGTGCAAAAAACAAAACCCCTAAATTAAAAATTCAGGGGTTTTAGTACAAAGGTTTGTTAGAAGGAACAGGTTTATTTTCATCTAATTAAAAATTATTATACATTGTAATTAAATTAAATTAAATTAATAAAACCCTCTACAAAGGAGGGTTTTACTTGTGTTGAAAGGTAATTTTGTCTGGTTTCCATTTATTATATGTAATTTATGTTAAAGTGTTAATAAAAAAAATCCTGTTCCAGCAACAGGATTTTTTTGACTAGCGTTTAGAAGGAGATACATATTTATTTTTCATTCAAATAGCAATTTTTATACATCTATACCATATAAAAATAATTACACCCTACTCCGCAAAGTAGGGTGAGTAGCAGGAGGTATCAGTCCCATCACTATAGTATTCATTAAGTAGTAGTATTATGCAAAGAATTTTGTAAAAGTATTCGGGCCAGCTTCCCCATCTGCTGTGATTCCTTTAGCTTCCTGAAAAGATTCAACTGCAATCTTGCAGCCATTTCCGTAAATTCCATCAAATCCTTTTGCATCGTATTTATGGAAGTACAGCATACCTTGTACTAGTCGAGTCCATTTGCTCCATGATGTACCTGGTACTACTACTGGGCATGCTGCTTTAGATTTCTTTCCAAAGATACCATCAATCGATACTTCAGCAAAATACTGAAATACACGAATAGCTGCAGTTTTTGTTTTTGGACCTGAGTACCCGTCCACAACTAGAGCTTTGAAGTTTGCCTTTTTTGTATATCCATTAAGGAAGGTTTGGAACTTCTTGATGTTAGCATCTGCGCCTGTACTTGGCTTTGTAACAATAACAGAATCAACCTTCGTTTCTTCTGGGCTAACTGTTATCTTCCCTGTATATTCAAGATGTGGATTATCAACAAATCCTTTCCAGTCTCCGCCCCAAGCAAACCCCATTGATTTAGCAATGGCAGCAACACGTTTCCAATCGCTATTCACTACCCAATAATCTTCAGTTGCTGTCTTATTTGTTAAGCAGTAGTCAACAGCAATACCTTTTGTATGATTGGACTGTGACCCAATTGCATTTGTTACTTTGTCTTCATTTGGCTTTCCTTCTACACCATACACACCCAAAGCCCGAAGTTGAGCTGTAGTACGGCCTTTTGCAAAGAGTTTATTTTGCTCTGCTACTGAACGATACCCAGATGTGATGAGAACATAAATACCTTCTGCATAAGCCTTTTCAATAATATCTAATACCTTTTCTTTTACAATAGGTTGCATTCTTGAACCCATTCGTTCAATTGCTTCTTGCTTCAATTTTTCTACACTCATTATTAATGCCTCCTTAGTATTTTTCGTTTAATAAAATTTCATGTTCTGCTTGATCTATCTTGCTGAAGAACCATTTAATTTTCTTTAACACTGCAGCCACCTCCAAATAAAAAAGGCCCCATAATAGGAGCCTTACTTTTGCTTAGCTAAATTGTGTGTGACCAATAATTCTTTCTGCTTCTTTCCCTTGGCTGTTACATAGTTGTTTTTGAACCAAGCGATTATAGCCATGATGATTGTGAATAATGTGGACAGAAAAGCTGTCTGCTCCTCAGCTGTACCTGGTATTTCGTATAAGCCAAAGCTAACTAGAAATTGATTAGCTAAAGCAATAAACAAAACGATTGATCTAATAACTGTTCCTTTATCCATTTGAACCCTCCTATTTCTGAATTAATCCATAAAAAATAGCGATTGCTCCGCCAATTACTCCGGTGCAAACCGCTGTTATTAATGCTGCAGTTATTGTCCTTTTAATCCAAGTCGTATTCTCCTCAATCTTTCCGAGCTGTTTCTCAATATAATCAATTTTACCGCCTTGCTTGTCTTGTTCTCTCTGGATGTCCCTTACTTCTTTTACCAAGATGTCAAACTCCGCCTTACTTACATATTCTTTAGTCAAAGTTGACTGCACCTCCGTTTCCACCGACATTGCTTTCTCCCCCTTTTTTCTCTATATACAATCGGATTCACCTCCTTAATTTCATAAAAAAAAGCCCTGATGGACTCTGTTTATTTAAATCTATAAAATTAATTTAATCCACCCGATGAGTGAAATCCACAATGGGATACTAATTAATGTTGCAACACTAAAACCTACCGCAAAATTCTCTTCCAATGAACTCACTCCTGTTGTTTGTTAGTTCATTATACCTGCTATCAATTACCTAAAACAAGACGTTAAGAATAGGTCCTTACTCCTCATTTTTATATACAAATGGATTCACCTCCTTAATTTAAATAAAAAAGATCCCCTTAAAGGACCTCTAAATTAATATTATTATTCCCACCAAAACCTCCAATTTAATAGTATAATTGACAATATTTGATAGTTTGGAGGTGATAATATGGACAATGCTAATATTCAAAAATACTATCTTACCCAGCTAACTGAACAAGTATCGTTTTTAATTGATGCTTGCAATAGCTATGACAAAGGTAATTTTGCACAAGCTAAAATGATGTCAGCAATAATAAGGACGATTGTTAAGGATCCAGAAAACCCTAGAAGAAATAATAAAACCAAAAGTTTACTTACATTGTTGAATAAAAAAAATATGCTTTTTCTGAATACGGGTTTTGAAGTCAAAAATCCAAAAATTAATGTTAATCTAGTTGGAATTGCTACTATCCCGTCTAAATTACCATTACTTACAAAACAATTTGACAACATATATTTGCCTCTCTTAAATGATAGCGAAAAGATTGATGTTAAATTGCTATCATTTGAAGATTGGTGGAATAGTCAGATAATCTATGTTGAATCGGAGAATTCCACCAGTATATTCACCAGAAAAAGAATTGTTTTGACAATGGCTGAACAAGATGGTGGTTCTCATGTTGATTCTCACGAGGATATTGATCCAGAATATCTAGAGTTAGCAACTGCTGCAAAAAGCTTCTTTATTAATATTGATCGCTTCGGGAATGAATCCCCAATCATCAATATGCATTTTGCATTAGTTAGACAGATAGCACATGAACTAATTGTTAGTTTAATTAAAGAATTTAATATACACCTTGAATATCAACCTACTAATGAGTTTAATTTGAATGGACTTCCAAAGGAAGTTATTAAACAACCAGTAATGATGGTTGAAGGGACAAAATTTGAATCATCAAGAACAAAAAAACCTTTCAAACTTCCTAAAAGCCAATCTTTTACTACTCCTGAGGATGCTACGTTTGTCAGAATAGATTTTTAATCATAGAAGGGATAAAGATTTAATCTTAAATCCCTTCTAATTACCATAATGACAAACAGAAACAATTTGTTCTCTCGAAATATTAACTTCATTAATAATAAATTCATCGTGATTCCTTCCACTACGGAATACCCAATTTTCCTTAGCAATCTCAAGTGCCCTTTCCGGACAGGAAGCAATAATAACCATTGATTCATCTTCATCAAAAGCAACACTATTTGAGGTTATTTCAAAAACCTTTATAAGTCTCACCTACTGTTCGTATAGAAATTTGTACCTGCAAGCAGTGTAATCCCATTCTTCAAGAATGAATGACGATATTTCTTGGGTGTACGTATACCATCTTACACCCGAATTAGTCCCATCTATACCAGGAATTAAAATTGAGGAATAATATAAATCTTCGTCTAAAAGTAAATTTTCACCAACTTCCAAACTTACTGTGTATCTATATTTTGCTGGTTTCTCCATTCTATAATCTCCATCCTCAGCTAACCAAATAACGGGTATGCCAACTATTCTTATGTCTTCTGCAGAATTCCGTCTTTCCCCAAACATTGGTTTTAGAGATGCAAATATCTTATCAGTATAATGATAAAGTTTCATATTAGTCCCTCCTTTTTCTAATAAAATTTTAACATTCAATTAGAGAAAAGACATAAAAAAGACACCTACTATGAAGTGGTGTTACCAGGTAGCTCCTGGGCGTTTTCTTCCTATACCAAGTGCATCACATATAAAATTGAATACTACTGTGTAGCCTAGATCATTCTCATGTATTCCATCTTTCAATAAAGAATCAATGGTTATGCCTTTCAGCTCGCAATAATTTAACATTAATTTATATAAACTAATGTATTCCATATTATAATGAGCAGCTGCAGACATGATGATAGTATCAACATCCTCCATATGATAATTTTTAGGGTTGGATGCATCCATTTCATTTTCAATTGAAACAGGACTCGAACAAACAAAAATAATTTCTTTTCCAAGACCTCTAACATAGTCAGCTATAGCGATAAGATCATTATAAAACTGTTCCTTTGTAGAATTGTTATTTACATTTCTGTTATTTGCCCCAACCGCTAAAATAATAATGTCATCGGCTGCTTCCACAAGGCTATTGATATTCTGTAGAATAAAGCTAGAAGTCCGTCCTGTTGTTCCCCAATTCTTAACCGTGCATGAGAATTTCCCTTGCAGTAGATCCCTTAACAGGTTCCCCCAACAGTAACTATTTGGTGATGTATAGAAAGAAGTATTTCCGATTTGTTCACCGTTTTGCTCCCATCCAGTTCCACCTACACCATGAACTTTGCTATCTCCTAATAATTTTATTTGCACATCTGATTCTTTAAATAATCTCTGCATAATGGAATGGATTGATTTATATGGTGTTCCAATATTCTTAGCATTTTCAATAGCTGCTTTAGTTTCCTTTTCAAAAACAGATTCATCTATATAATAACCAGGTTGTTCATATTCGGTTGCATTGTTACCCTTTTCCAACTGGTATGAATCTAAGTGAACATTTTGAACAGAAACACGAATGTATTCTGCATTTGCTGGTGCGGTAATAGTCTTAACACCGAGTTGATAACCATCCACACCTGAGATAAAGACTTCATTTTCATCATAAAATGCTACCTGGTCAAAGTGATTAATTGTGTATTTGGCTCCAGCTTCTATTCCAATATAATCACTTGCTGAATAGTTTACATTAACATTTAAAACTCCAGAACCAACACTAACATAATATCCATGTTTAACTTTGGATTTATCGAAAAGATTTTTTCCTTTCGTACCTTGGATAATGGAAACACCGTTTTTTAATTTATTTATGCTAATTGTTTCGTCTTTAACATTCTCATCCCGCAGCCAAAAACCATCACCAATAGAAATCCCCTTAAATGAATCAAAGTCAGTAGAAGCAGTTCCCAGTTCCAACTGATAAGTGCTTAGTCGTGTATTTAATACAGATACCATGATATAAGCAGCATTTGAAGGTGTAGTTATTGTTCTAACCCCTTCTTGGTATCCCTCTATACCTGATATATATTTTTTATTTTTATCAAAAAAAGCAACTTGATCATAGAAGTTAATTGTATAATCAATTCCCGGCAAAATACGAATATACTCGCTGACAGAATATATAGGGTTTTCCACTAATTTTCCGGAACTGTTTTGAACATAATAACCATTTGTTACTTTTGTTTTATCAAAAAGATTCTTTCCTTGCTTACCTTCTATAGGAATAAAGGAAAGCTTGTCGTAATCAATGGATGATGTAGCTATATTTACAGTATTCAACAATAAATAAGGTACAAAAGGAGTGGTGACTGTTCCCACTTCCACTTGTTGTTTATCCAAATAGGCCTCAATAGTAGTTATTCGGATGTATACTGCGTTTTCTGGTGGAGTAACTGTATAGCTTTTATTTGTTGATATATTCTGACCAGATATATACCTTTTATTAGAATCATAAAAGGCAAATTGATTTGCATATTTAATCGTTAATGCTTGCCTTGAAGTAAGTTTAATGTAATAACCAGCATAATAAACAATACTTAGATCAGATGGGGTTTTTATTTCACCGGTTTGCCAGTCAACATATTTACCCATAATTGCTGTATGTTTGTTATATAAGTTTTTCGTTCTCATCCCTGCAATAGCATTTGTTAATAAACCATTAACAACTGTATCCAGATTAATAAGTCCAACTTTTTCAGCACCTATTTCTACCCCTTGATAAACACCAGCATCTATCCAATCTGCACTATTCCAAATATATATATGCGCTCCATCAGTATGCTGCACATCAAAAACAAGTACGGTATACGTTGTCCCATTTGGATAAGTGGTCAACAAAGCATCTAATGAGTAAAATAACTCTTTCGGACCACCTACTGCCATGGATGACATTAACGTATACAAATACTTATAATCTGTGTCTAAACGACTTCCTAGAGTACTAAAAACACCTCTAGCCATTGCTACTTCCATGTTAGCATTACCACTAGCAGAAGCATCTTCGTAAGTCTGTTTAATAACATCATGAATAGTTTGTCTAATTTCTTTTCCTTTAACAGCTGTTATAAGTTTCTCCAGGTACTTCGTTATGTTTCCCATTAAACTGTTCCTCCTTCCGTTGGTGGATTCTCCAAGCTTGTCAATCTCTGATTTAATCCTTCAAGAGCTTGATTAATGATTACAAGATTTTCATTTATAGTTGTAATGTCATCAGCATTAGTGCTAATACCTTGCTGCATTAGTTGAATTTGTTCTACAGTAACTACACTTTCAATATCTGTTATGGCTTGTTCCAGGTCCTCCACAACTTCAAGCAAGGAGGTTACTTGTTTACTTACCTCAGATAAATTAGTTCCTGTTGCATTCTGGTAACTTTCCAATGTTTGCTTAGTTGTGGATAATTCCTGTTTAGTTGTAGATAAATCATTAGAAATAGAACTTATTTGATTACTTTGCCGGCTTATAGTGTTCTTCATTTCTTGAATGTTTCGCTGCTGTTTGTTGGCATCACTTAAATATTTAGAAGCTGTCTTAAATGTGTCCCCTAGAGTCAATGTGTTTTGGTTAGGGTTGATTATATCTGTCTCCTTTTCTATAACTCTCAAAGGCTCATTAATCCCCATAACTGAATTAATAACAGGATAGTAATTTCCTAATTCAAAAGCATCTGTGTCTTTACCAATAAGGGATAAATCTAATGCTGTTATGGTTGTTTTCGTTTTAACTCGGTTATTTTTCACAAGAAAACTTTTTCCTACTGCCTTTAGCGCTGACGGGTTTTCAATATCATCCCATATCTGTCGTTTTGTCACGATACCAAATGCTGCTCTTGCCTGAGTATCCTCAATGTATTCCAACCCATCATTAACTTCTTCGATAGTTAGTCTTGGCTGACTGGCCTCCGAATTATTTTCAGGTGCTTCCCTTGTTTTGCCTAAAGGTATTAAACGACTGATTACGGCTGACGGATCTACTTCCTGTGAAATAGTCTTTAGATTTCTTGCTAGCCTAATCTCGGTTGTTTTTACTTCACCAATCTCCTTTAAGTAATCGAGGTATCGGATACCATCTTCCTTCCTAACTCGAAGTTCTCCGCCCAGAACATCTATTAATTTTGTCCGAATGGTATCCAAAGTACCTTCATATTCAATGAAAGAATCAAGCGCTATTGTTGTATCCTCCACAGTGACATCCCCTATTTGAAATGTCTTGTCATATTCGTCATCCTTAACATCTTGATTATGGTTGTAAATTATTCTTCCTAAAATTGCTCTTGGTGTGGGATTAGCACTTAACTGTGAAAAGCGCTGAATAGAGTCGTTTAAATAAGCTAATTCACCTTCACACACAAAGGACTTGGCGAAGGCACCAGAGGCATCCATTGTGGATGTAGGCATTAAAATACGCCCCTCAAACTCCTTCTTTCCAGTTTTAATGTTCTGGACCTCAATTAGAGTTTTGAGTGGGCGTATTAGATTATAGCCAGGATTATTTGGCAATATAGAAAAAGGAAATCCAGCTGCAGTGTTAATACCATCTTTTATTTTTCCTGATGTTACCTTCAGTTTATTAGAATTTGGATGATGAATAACTGTTTCTTCACCGTCATTAATAATGGTGACTTTATACATTAAATCAACTCCTTGTAAAATTCAAAGGAGATATTGCCTGTTCCACTAATATTAATCTTATTCTCCCCAGGAACTAAGAAGAAATCATAAGACTCTGTTGTCCCAGTGCTTATATTATAAGTAGTAGTGCCTTTTGTAACTTTCATTCCGGCTGTAGTAACAATTTTAGGATAAACAATACTTACACCTGGATTATACAAGGTAACTTCTTTAGTTCCACTAATGTCAAAAGTGGTATCCTGTGCATAGTCCAATAGAAAGTTAAACTCATCCCATATATCGTTTCCTTCACTCAATTCAGCAATCATAAATGGATAAGCTTTAAAGTTCACAGTAAGATTACCACCAACAAACTTAAACTCATTTCCCGAAGTCATTACTTCAGCTAAAAAATAATAACCTGGTATTCTATCATCCTTTAGAACTTTCTTTTCATTTGGAGTCATCAACCACCGCAATGCCTCGGCTTCATAAAGATAGAAGTATTCCGCCTTTTCTCTGTAAGCTAAGTTGAATGTGTACGTAAGAGTACGTTCCTCATATTCTTGCCCTCCGTATATGCTACTAAAGTCGTATTCTACATTGGAATGAGGGACTCTCTCTGTGTTTTTTATTTTGGAAGGGATTCCGATATCTGGATTTGAAATGGTCAAACCAAAGTCTTTATAGCTGTGTTTGCCATCAAATTCAATTCCTTTAAACATCAGTAATTCACCCCTCTTTCGTTCATTATGGTTCTGACAGCTTGCTCTTGATCCATTTCAGAACCAAGATATTGCCTATTGATATATAAATTCGGATTCTTTTGGAGTATTCCCATCAATAAATCATTTGTTTTTTGTAGGTAGGTATTTTGTTGAACTACAGCATCAAGCAATTGCTTCATCTCGGAATTTCCGCTATTGCTCCCACTTATATCGGGAAGTTGGCTAGGACGTTTATTCCCTTGAATTTCTTTACCAGCCAAAGCCAACAGCTTCATAGCGTCTGTTCTTCTGCTTGGGTCAGTAGGGATAACAAACTCTGGCCATCCACCCTCTGCTAGCTGATACATTCCAGCAGTGTTGATTAAACCGCCAGTCTCATATCCAACTCCTCGATATGCCTTTTCTAAGCTTCCGTATCTTGATACCGCATATCTAATTGAAGCAAGTATGTTAGACATTGGGTCATAAATGTCTGAGTTATATCCTGGCATTGCATATGCTTTAAACGTCGGATCTATTATCTGCATTAAACCTTTAGATGGTATTCCTCTTTTAGCATTGATATCCCACAAGTTAATTGCTTTAGCATTACCGCCGGATTCTGTTTGCATTTGATAAAGCAACCTATCTAAATTCGATTGGCTATATTGATTAGTAAGCATTAATGCCTTAGTTGCAACTCCTGCCCACTGTTGTACACCAGCTCCACCTGAAGAGCCTATATCTCCAAACCAATTGTCCCATGTGTCTTTAATCCAATCAGTTGCATACTTTCCGATTAGTTTCAATGGACTTCCTGTTTGGTCATTTATCCAAGATGGAATTAAGCTGTCTCTTAAACTGAACTTATCCTTAACAAAATTCCATACAGACCCAGCACCATCTAGAAACATATCAAAATAGTCACCAATACCGTTTTCGTATCCTGGAAAGCCATAACTTTTTAACATTTTCTCAGTTTGTTTGTTAGGAAGAACGGAAGTGCCCATCGGTAAATTAGAGTGGTATTCAGGACCTCTAGTTCCTAAAAGTGTTACTCCCTTTCCAGGAATAAAGGCCAACTCTCTACCTTCCTCACCCACAATTGCCGGCCCACCCGGATGACCAGTACTAGGAGTTCCATCTGCATAAGCAGCTTTAAGTTCAGCATTTTGCCGATTAATTTTTTGGCGACCGTTTTCTTTTACTGTGCCTTTTTTAGCGATTGGTCCCTTACCGAATAAATCTAAAATCCAGTTCACTGCGCTTAAAACTCCGTTATACATACTATCCCAACCGGATAGTATTTCCCCAGTTTCCCAGTTAACTTGGTCAACATGCTCTCCAGCTTGTTCTTGAGCAGCTTTAATAACAGCTGTATGCTCATCCTCAGCAGTTGCAACAGTACTATCTCTCCGGCGCTCTGCATCTGCGATTAATTTATCTGCAGCTTCTTTTGATATGCTACCGGTTATATCCCGCCCATATGTTATGGCTGCTATTTCTTCATTTGCCTTTTTATTTGCTTCTTCAACGACTTTGTCGGTTGTTTCTTTAGAATCAGCTACGTATTTTGCTGCCTTCTCAGTGGAAATGACACCAGCTTCATTTTTAAGGTTTTGTTGAATTGTAAGGTATTCATCTTTTGTTTTCGCTGTATTTTCTAACATGATTTGATCATTAGTTAAGTCAATCTGCGCAATTCGCTCTCTAGCAGCTTGTCTTTCTACTTCTGACTGACCTTGCATATTTTTAACTATTTCTAACTTTTTCGTTTCATTATCTTGTACTAGTTGCCTTTCCTCAGCATAATGTTCATCAAAATCAGCAAGTGTTCTCGCTTTCTCTTCATCACTCAATGTCTTATTTTGATTTAATTGTTCAACTAACTTTGCTCGTTCTTCTTGATGCCTAGTATCTAACTGTTCGAGAATCAATCTAGTCATTTCTTGATATTTTGCAACTATATTAGCAATGTGTTGATCAGTTACTTCTTCATTTCCTGTTGCCATTTGCATTAATAATGAATTTGAATCAGTTTTTAATTTGTCATATTGACTTAAAACCTTTTGTGTTGATTCCGAAATCTTACCAGCAAAGATATCACTTTTAATAATTGGTTTATCCATATCCTTATCAAGAGCAAGAAATCCAGCACCTAATCCTACTATTGCTAAAGCAGTCAAACCTACAGGCCCTGTTAATGCCCCTAATACTCCTGCGAATCCTGTTCCTGAACCGAGCAAAGGGATAAGTGGACCAACAACCTTTGCTAAAGAACCTATCCCTGTTGTTAAGCTTCCAACCACCATTAAAACTGGTCCTGTAGCAGCTCCTACTCCCGCTACCGCTAGCATCGTTTTTTGCGCTTCTGGTGACATATCCACAAATGCACTCGTTACATCCCCTATTGTAGTGCTCACTTTTGGTAATATATCCTCAGCAACATCAAGAAGAACTTCACCAACAGGTTCCATATCCTCCACAAAGTCCCGCCAGACCTTGGTTGCTCTAACCCCGAAGTTATCTTGAAGTGCGTCACTAGCCTTTTTTGTTGCACCTTCAACGTTATTTAGACCTTTGCTTGCGTTTAACATGGCATCAAAGGCTTTTTCTCCTAAATCTTCATATTGGGTACCAAATAAGCCTACAGATGCTGCATTTTTGTCACCTTCGTCTGCAGTTTCCTTAATAGCCTTAACAACTTTAGCGAAAGCTTTTTTTGCTTCTTCGCCACCCTTGTTAAATTGATTTGTCATTTCTTCAGCATTTAATCCGAGTGCTTTATAAGCCTCGGTACTTGTTTTAGAACCATCTTTGGCACGTAAAGAGAATTCTTTCATGGCATCCCCAACTTTATCAAGTTGGAATGCTCCACTTTCTGCACCAGCTTTAAACTTGGCAAACATATCATCTGCTGTCATACCGAACTCAGAAAAATAAGTTGAGTATTCAGAGACACTATCAAGAAATTCCCCGCTAAAATTCAGATTTTCTTGGAAGCCTTTTGTTAAGTAATCTATCGCTTCAGATGAAGACATTCCAAACTGTTCCATAAGTACTTTAATGGCTCTTAACGCTTCTTGCTGATCTGCCCATCCTCTTTGCTCAAATAGGTCTAACCCTGCTGTGACGTAAGATAAATCAACTTTGCTTAAATCACCCAAACTTCTAGTAACACCAGCTATTTTAGAGGAAACACCTTCAATGCTATCTCCGAATCCTTCTTTCCAAAGATCCTTTGCTACTTCATTTAGTTCCTTGGCTCGTTCTCCAGAAATTCCAAGTTCTGCTTGAATCTGACCTGAAGCCTTATCAAACTCTAAAGCTGTATCAGCGGCTGCTGCTCCTAATCCCAGTAACGGGGTAGTAAGTCCAGCAGTTAGAGCTAAACCTGTACTGTTCATCTTTTGTCCAGCGTTTGTAAGTGTATCTCCTGCCCTATCAATAGACTGACCAAGTTGTGTCCAGCCTGATTGTGCTTGTCTCTGTTCTTCTCTTAACTGAGAAAGATCACGTTGAGTATTACCGATATTTCTTCTAAGAGTATTTAATGCAGCAACTTCACTATTAAAAGCTCTTGCTGCTCTCTCTGCTTCTCGGGAACCTTCTCCATGCTGTTGAACCATTTTTTCATATTCTTGCCGTGCAGCCTTCGTAATCTCTTCCTGTACTTGCAACTTTCGATTTAATCCATTAAGTCGGGTTTCAAAAGCTGATACAGAACGATCTCCTCGGTCAAACGCTGAAAGGTTCGCTCTCATTTCACTATTTACTGTGCGAAGTCTTTCCCTTAATCCAGTTAACCCTCGATTTAACGCTGTTTGGTCCAAGTCAAGCCCTATGGACAATCCTTCGATTCTTTCCATTCTCTTTACCTCCCCTCATAGAAAAAATAAAAATCCTTAACCTCCGAATGCGGCAATTAAGGATTTTGTTTGTTTTGGCTTATTACGTTCTGCCATTAGATCTATCATGAACTGATAAGGCATATTAAGTATTTCATTAACATCCTTACCTTGTTTCATTAAATCCCGGACAAGTTCATCCAAATACTCCTTTTGCTTGGCTGGAGAAAAATCCTCGTCCTTTAATTTTTCTTCGCCAGCAACTTTTTTACTTCATCAGTTTGTTGCCCTTGAGTAATGAAGATAACCTGTTGCTGCAAAGTTTGAATAGCATCTGGAGCATGCAATCCGTTCTCTAATTCCTCTTTTGTAAATTGATTCTTATAAATATCGTTTGTTACAAAATCGACCATCTTATTTATCATTTCTTTTTCGTTACTTGCTGTTATTTTGGTCATTTCTTGGTTAAGATCAATAGCTTGATATACTACACTCATTGGTATAAATGCAGGAGTATAGTAAGTCGCATCTACAATTTCTCCTTCTTTTACCTCTTTCACCAATACAATTGCATTCTTTTTGAGATTTGCCATATTCTGTTCCTCCTCAGGTAATTTAAAAAGAGCAGGTTATTCCTGCTCTTGAATTAAAACTCTTCCTAATTTGTTCTTTGTGGAAGACAATTCTTTAATTCTGTCTTCATCCACAATCGAATCAGCTCTTCGCGGATAAATATCCCCTTTGATGTAAATGGTGTTCCCGTCCTCGAGGTCTCTAAAATCATGGACTACTACATATTTCTTTTCCGGTGTTTCTTCAACCGTTTCAACCTCTTCGACTGGCTTAGTTTCCTCTGTGTTTTCCTGTTCCTCAGCCTGCTGCAACTCTAAATCTTTCTCTTCAGTTACCTCTTTTTTTGCTCTAGCCATTTATATTACGCTCCTTCCGGAATTGTAGTTGTTGGATAAGGTTTTCCAAATATCTTTTGAAACAACGCATCTCGATTGGTTGTTTGTCCTGCGGGATCATATGCCATCAATACTGATTTTTCTTTTGTGAAACCATCAATCTCACGATCCATGAATTGTGCTGCAATTTCTTCAGTGGAAAATTCTGTTGTGTCTCCTTTTGTAGTTCCAGTAATATTCGGTCTTGTAAATAATCCTTTAGGTAGACCAACATACTCACGAGAACCGTCTTCATGCGTCTTAGCAAAAACAACTGCAACATATGGAGGATTGTCTTCACTCCCCATTGCAGTAATCCCTTCAACTACTTCAAGGCCTAACAATTTCTGTTTATCTTGTAAAGGTACTTTGTGAAAACCTGCAGTTACTGCAATATCTCCACTGGACACCGCCATTTCAGCTGTTTTGTTATCTCCACGAGCACGTACAATTTCTTGAGGCATTTCTACATTGATTGTTTGTAAAAATTTTACCCTCTCAATATAATCAGCAATGATACCTTCTCCAACTTCACCATAGTAAAATTCATCTACACCAGTAGCTGACCTATATACTTTCGTTTCTGCCAAATTACTCACTCCTCTTTATTTAATGACACAGCAATTGTGTCGAAATCTTCTCTGTATAACTTTCCGCGGAAACGTCTTGCATCACGGAAAATTCCTGAGTCATATTCTGATAGTCCACCATTTTGTATTAAACCAAGCTTCCAAAGAACTTGATGGACCCTTTCTCCTAACTGCCTAGTGGTTGTCCTGTTTTTAGTCCAAACTTCAATTTGATAAAGACAATCAAATGTAAGCCATGTGTCATCAGCAAAATCGGATGGTTGAGGAACGTCTAGTGGATCAATAATAATATAGGGTTTGTCCACTTCCCCACTCTCTGGATACTCATAATACTTAATCCGGTCAGCTACTTGATCCGCAATCAATTCATCTGCAATTAATGCATTATAAATCTTAGCCAGGACATCCATTAAAGACCTCGCCTCAATTCTTGCTTTATAGCATTTCTATATGCTTCAGCAGCATTCCTCAGTGCTCTTGCGATTGCTCCCTTTCCTTCTGGATTAGGGTTATTAACAGTTCCCCACTCATTTAAGTGGATAACTCTGTATCTCCCTTTTGGTCCTCGCCAATAGATCTTTACAGTCCTAGCTCCCCCAACCGTCATAGGTTGTGAAATAGTTATTTCATCGATAGAAGCTCCTGTATCTTTAAAGGATTCAAATTGACTTTTTAGTTCCTGAACAAATACACGGGCACCAGCCAATAATGCTCTATCCACAATTTGCTGTGTTCTCTGAGAACCAAGCCGCCTCATCAATTCCCTTTCAAGTTGGCTATTCCCTGTAACACTAACTCCCATTAAGTTCACCCACAATCGTTATGAACCCAGTGTTTTGCAAGTCAGGCTGTACCTGTTTAACGTTGTATCGCTTGCCTACATATTCAGGAGCATCAATATCCATATAATGCTTATTAGTAGGGATATAATCAGCCTGTGGATTACGAATGGTTATAGTTAAATCAGATAAAGTACCATTTGACTTAGCAAGTTCTAAATCTTTCATCCACACATTATCCACTTTTGCCCAAGCTGTATATAAAAGTCTGTCTTCTCCCTCTCCTGGCTCAGGTCCATTGTTTGGAGCATATTGATAAAACCTTATTGGTGTACGTAAATCACCGGTACCAGCTCGAGGCAGTGTGTATTTAAACGGCCGCATCTGGATCACTCTCCTCTGGTATAAGGGAAAGAGCAAGACTGGTGATTTGACTTAGGAAATTGTTCTCGAAGTACTCCAGAGCATCGTTATATAGGTATCTTGTACGCTCGAATACTAACTCTTTTGCTCTGTTATCCGTTTCCTGATTTCCGTATATATCAAATTCTCCGCAGCTGGTCTTTATGGCTGAAACAGAAAAGGACAACAATCTTTTTAAATTGCTGTCCTCCATGCTATGAGTAATATGCATTCTGTCTTTAAATTCTTGGAGTAATTCATCCTCGATTTCCAGCCTCAATTAAATCAACCCCTTATGCTCCTGCTGGTTCAGATTGTGGTATATCTAGTGTGTAAATTGCAGCTACTTTATTATCGCGTGGCTTACCAAAAGCAAATGTTTTCGCAATGTGTAAATTGCAATCCTCCAGAGCTAATGTTTGGTCATATTCTTTCACTTCAACGCCGCCACCACGATAAGCATCGTAACGGTCTGTAACGAATGCGATAACTTCACCAGCTGTTGCAAACAATGATGTGATGATTTGGAAATCAAATGGAACGTTGGTAATAAAAGCTCCTTGTGCATTACGAGTAGTAAATTTAGCACGCAATTTCCATGAATCTGTTGGGTTGATAATTAGTGCTACTTTGCCATCTACATTTAATGGTTTTCCATTTTGCTTTACAGATAATACCCCACCGATTCCAGCGAATTCATCAATGATTTTGCCGTCATCAGCTAACGTTAATGTACCCGTTACAGCTTTCTTAGCATGACCATTCGTTGGGTCAACTGCTGCTTGTAAATCACGAATCAATCCGATTGGTTGGTACTTTGTAGGACCAGCACCATTAATTACAGCAGACTCTAAAGCTACTGCGTATGTCTCTGTAATCTGAGCTTGAACGTACGCTTTTACCCATGATGGGCCAAATTTGGCAAGGTCTTTTGGCAATACAACAAACGCTGTTAATTTAGATTGAGCAATGTTTTCTTGCTTGAACGCTGCATCTAGTTGTCCTTTAATGTCACCAAAGATTGGTCCCCATACTGCAGCACCTTCATACTCAGATGTAATTGTTGTTAATGTAATAGTGCCTAAGTTTTGGAAATTAATAACTGATAATATTGGATGTTCCGTTGTTAAATCATCATAAATGCGTTCAACAATTGTTTCAGGTAAAACTAATTCATCTGTAAATCCATCAGATTTCACAACTTCATTGAAAAATGTACGTTCCTCAGTTGTCATTACGTCTGCACCACGATTTGCTAAAACAACTTGATCAACTGTGTTAGCAGCCACCTGATTAGTAATTTGTGTTGTTAAAGAGTTTACTAATGCATCTTGCATCGCTACCCATGCTGTTTCAATTTGCTCTGGTGTTGACTCTTCATTCTTAACAACTTTCGCATAGTTCAATTTAGCTTCCTCGTAGTTGTCAGTGTGGTTGTTTAATTTAATAACCATGTATGATTACCTCCAAAATTTTAAATTAAAAAAGGAACCCTTTACGTTTGTTAGTCGGTTGTCCCGGCTCAAACTTTGGTTCCTCTTTTTTGTCGTTTTTCAATTGTGTAATTTCATTTTGCAGATTTGCGTTTTGTGCTCGTAAGTTAGCAATTTCTTCAGCATTATCGCCTTCCACAGAAGATGCAGAAGAAGTAGCAAATCCAATTTCAACAGCTTTCGAAGCACTAAACCATGTTTCTGCATCAACCTTTTTACGAACTTCTTTTCGTTCAACATTTGCTTTTGTCATGTATATATCGATAATGCCTTCTTCTAATTCCTCTAATAGATCAGCTTCACTACGGAAATCGCCTTTAGCTCCCCAGACACCACTGGAAGCTTCATGAATCATAAACATTGATCCTAATCCCATTATTAATTCATCAGCAGCCATTGCTATTACCGATGCTGCGGAACAAGCCCAACCATCGATGTATATCTTAATTTTTGCTCCAGTTTCCTTTTTATAGTTCATTAGTCGGTTATAAATTGCTATACCATCAAATGCGCTACCACCAGGTGAATTTAATCGGATTTCAATATTATTTGTCCCGGCTTCTTTCAAAGCATTATCAATGTCTACAGCAGATGTCCAATTTTCATTCCACCATGATTCGCCGATTACTCCGTAAATGGTTAACTCTGTTATGGCTTTTTCATTATCATGCTTTGCAGCAAAATTGTGGGGGACATTTTTTAACTCGTCATCAAATTGAGTATTTTTATAGTTAAATAAACGTTTTACTCTCACTCATTTTCACCTCCTTCAACAGCTCCTACAGGTTGATAATTCTTAGTAAAATAATGTTCATCAAGTCGTGGGTCTAAAGATGGTTCATCACCTAGTTTCACACGAACCTCATTTGGTGTATAAGCCATACTACCAATAAGTTTGTCCACAGCATCAGCTACTTCTATGGGATTCATTTCTGTAATTCCTTTCACTTCCACTTTTGAACCATTTAGGTAGTTCTTCTTTTCAATCAACTTTGCATTTAACTCATCCTCTATCTTTTTGATTAAAGGACTTACACAGAATTTCACATAAGATTTAATAGCTGTCTCATATTCTGCTAATTCTCCATGAATTAATGCTTTAGGAATGCCTAAAATATTGGCTACATCATCAATTGTTGATTTTTTTAACTTAGTTAATTCATCGATAGGTTGTCCTTTGTTTTCTCCACCTGAGACTTCGTCATAATCAAAGCCTTTTAATTTAGGAACAAGAGCAATTGAATTGCTTTTAAAAGAATTAAATAACTTGTCAATGAACCCCTGTAATTTAGTTCTGTTTTCTTTTGTCAGTTGTTGTGTGGAGTCAATCCCAACCATTCCTCGAATTTGATAATTCCGAAGAGCAATTTCAATCATCCTGCTAAATAAAGTTGCATAATCATCAAACATGCCATCAGTAAACTTTGACAATTTCTCATTGTTGTAAGTTAGATAAATGACTTCATCCATTAGATATGTTCGTTGAAAGGAATAACCCTTAACAGTTACATTACTAAACGTATCAGGATAGACAGCAAATTCATTTCTTGAAAAACTATCTGCAATTAATAAATCATTTGAATCAGTAAGAATGACTAGTACTTCATTTTCATCAATTAATTTATAAGTGAAATCCTGCCAAAAATCAGCTGCACTTTGATCAGTATTTGGTCTAACGTTAAATATATAATGCCAATCATTTAACTGGCGCTTTCCATTTTCTATAAAACGAAAATCCGATTGACTAATTGTCCGACCAATAAAATTAATACAAGTTTCTAATGCCATCTTCTTTAAGTAAGCTCTATGGGATGTTTCATAAGTTAAGTCTAGGTCGAACATCCATTCAAGCTCACTATTCCTTTTGAAAACTGAATCTAAAATTCCCATTTTACATATTCACCCCCTCCCTAAAAAACTAACTCATCTAAAGTATCTAGTGCATCTGACACATCGTAATCATCTAAATCCCTTGATCCCCATACTCCATACAAAAACATCATGAAGCCGTCTGTCTTCCGTTTGACTTCTTCCTTTTTCCTATAAACTTTATTACCGTTAGGAAGTCGCTTAACGAGTACGTTATTTGTGTACCAGCGCATTAAGGGATTATCTCCGAATATTACCTGCTCATTTTCAAAAGCAATTTCTATTCTAGGTGCTAACAAACCACTTGCAGCATCGGGATTTCTTATAACCTCAACTACAAATCCTGCTGCTTCAAATAACGGTTTGAGAACATCCATCTTAAAACTATCACCTATAATTTTTTTGATGTTCCAACCCTCATCGCGTTTGTTAACAAACCATCTAACTACTAAATTTGGATCCATGGTTTCAATTTTTAAGACAGACAAAAGACCATCCTTTTCCCACTCACGAATTGGAGCGAATTTTCGATGGTCCTTCTTATTATTATTTTCAGCTTTTTCCTTGCTATATGCATAGTGCTTATCGGCAAATGGCTTACATACATAAGAATGTGTTAACTCTTTAGGAATTAAATAGTTATCATTTTTTATGAATAAAAGACCCATTGCAACAAAGTCCCTTACGGAAGCATAATCTAAACAACCAATACATTCGCGCTTCTTTAACGCATCTAAATCGTATGATTGATTAGTTGCTTTAATTTTCGTCCAAGACGTTACACTCTTTTCTAAATCCACTTTTGGCAAGTTCATCCGCTTTGTAACAAACTCTTCATAACCATCAGGGTTATGTTCTAATTTGTTATACTGCTTCATCACAGTTCTTAACAGTGTTTTTGCATAACTCGTTAATGGTGGATGGAATTGTGAATTTGCTTTTTGCCACATTGCTTGATTATGCATTTCTTCTTCTTCATCCAAACAACACATGAAAGGAAATAAGCCATCATCACGAATACTTACGGATCCATCTAACAGATTATCCGCTCTTTCTAATAACTTATCCAAGAAGCCTTCGCGGACATATCCATCCGAACCGACATAAAATATTCTTGGATTCCGCACCTTACCCAGTCCAGATGTAAATACATCAACTGTGGACGAGTTTTCGTACTGGTGAATTTCTTCAAAGATTACACAACCGTCACGCAATCCATCTTTGGTATTTGCATTAGAAGTATGATATTGAAACTCAGATTTCGTGATTCTAGATTCAATTAAAGCCTTCTTATGGTGAAAGTGAGATTTTAATCTGTCATCTTTATCAATCGTGTTAAACACTTCTGTAAATGACATCTTCGCTTGCTTTTCACTGTTTGCAACAACAGATACGTTGTAATTATTTATACCATGTAGCTCACTAATGAAATAATTGGCTAGTGTAGAAATACGACCTGTTTTCCCACCTCCGCGACCTTCGTAATCTAAATGTTCATCAAATACTAAGGAGCCATCATTGTAATACAAAAAGATAAAACAGGTTTTAAATTTTTGCGTTAATGTAAGTGGAAAATAATACTTTTCTGTAAATCTAATGTAGCTTTCAATTTGCTCCTCATCGAAATACATATCTTCAGAAGTAAGTATGTCACGTTCAATCAGCTCAATTAACTTAATACGTCTTTTATTTAAAGTAATATTGCCATTTCGCCACTGGCGAATATACTCTTCAACATAGCTGTAAGTAATCAAATTAAACTACCACGCTTTTGCTGGTCTTCCACAGTTGATGCAGGAGGAGCAGCAGGCGGTGTTTTCAGTTTAAATTTAATGGATTTCTCAAGAGCAATCTTCTGAGCATTTATTTTCATTTTCTCATTCATACTGGGATGGCTCTTTATGAATTTTTGTTTCCCATTTTCAATAGTTATACTTACTCCATCGCGATCAATCACTGTATCACATTCTGCATCTAATTCATGTAGACGAATTAAATCATTTATTTTCTTCACTTCCAACAAATCATCATTATCAATCCGTAATAATAATTGATTTTTTAATTCTTCCAAGTTTATTTTATCCATACTACCCCCTCCCCCCTACACCCCTAATGTGAAGGACTTGTTTTTTAAATATTTTTAGACGAACGACCCCCCTATACCGGTATCCCCAGTGAACTTTTCATCAAAACTTTTGACCCGGGGGGTGTTCATCGATTCGTTTTGTACAAATAATGCCGTCTTCACCTGTTTCTAAATCAATTAAACAATCAACATTTAAAATTTCTGCTAGCGAAAAGGGGATTTGTAATTTATATACACTCAACCTTTCAAATAACCAGTCACTCACATAAATATCTTCAATTGGCACTGGAATTAGTTCTCCACGCTTAAACATCCATGTTACCTCTTCTTTAGTTAAGTGAGGATAATTCCTAATGATTCCCTTCTCTGTTGCCTCAGATACAGTGATACTCATCTACTCACTCCCTTACCACCTTTCATCATCAGCCCACTTGTTTACCTTAGGTTTAAATCCAAGGAACCAACGGCCATGCTTCTTGTTATGACAAGTAACACATAATACTTCTAAGTTCTCAGGCTCCAAAGCTAACTCAGGATAATCTTCAAGCTCTTGGATATGGTCAACAACCAGCTGTATCTTCTTACGATTAGCACGTTCACTATACTCATTAGTATCAATGAATACTTTGCCTTGTCGTTTACATTCCTGGCATTCATTGTTGTCACGTTCTTTAATGACTATCCTCAGCTTCTTCCAAGCTGTGCTGTTATAGAACTTACTCTTTTGTTCCTTAGTCTTGTACTCTGTCATCTAACTCTGCCCTTTGGTCTATTGCATCCAAATCATCAGCCAATGCTGCAGCATGTTTAGCAATCGCTCTTAGCTTTGCTGAAAGATTATTTGTATCTGCGGTTACATCAATTGTTAAACCTTTCGTCATATCCCTCACCATTCTTTCTCCAAAATAAAAAGCCACAAATATGTGGCTTAAATAAACTTGTTTTTTAATTTATCTTCTTCTTCAATGTACTTATCAATTAACACCCAAATTTCTTGAGCGTACTTATTTGCTGAAAGTAAAGCTCGTTTTCTTTCTTCGGCATTCTTCTCTTCTAAGCTTGAAGCACACTGAAAAATGTATAGATTACAGTTTGACCTCATTTCCTTTGCGTATTTGTTTTCCTTATTAAGATAAACCCAAATTAGCACTTTACTATTTAAAAGTTCATATTTGATTTTTTGTTTCTCTAATTCATCATCAACATCATAGCTTTTTCTCCCTAAGTCTAAAACATAGGTAATATGCTTAAATACTTCATCTTGCTTTTTTTGTCGTTCAGCTAATAAAACCGTAATTCTCCTTGTTTTTTTATTATTAATTAGTGTATATATTAGCGTTATAACTGCTACAACAAACGTTCCGATACTAATTGCAGTACTTATTGAAATCATACGCCCCCTCCTTCCCTTTAATTATAGAGAAAGGAAATAATTGGACAATCTTTCTTTTTCGACAAATACTGACGAACTCTATCTCACTTACTAATTATTTGCTATTATAGTTCGTGTTTATTCACGAATTCCGTAAATGTGGTATGAAGAAAAGTATTTGACCCTTTTGGGTAATTTTTTCTAATAACGACCTACTGACTCAATAATGAAGGACATTTGTGCATCAAGATCCACCTCAAATTTATTCCTTTTTCTGTATAAATAATCTTGATTTAAGATGTCATATGCTCTCATCAGATCCTGTCTCACGTACTTTCTTCCTAATTCCCAAGCTGCTAATTCTTCCTCTAATAATCTATTGATTGCTTTTTCTTTAATTTCATTGTGATAAATTTCTTCGGAAATGTTTTTAATATCTTTCCCAATTAATTCCTTAATACATTCTGATGGTTTCTGCCTTTTTTCTTTATCTTCTCGGTGACCCAATTCATGGCAAGTAATTACTTCTATATATTCATTTAGTGATTTTACGTAAGATAATTCCTTTTTTCTTTTAAACTTATATATCTTTTGGATTTTGTTAATATTTAATTTTATTGTGTCAGTTTCTCTTTCATACTCACCTAAAAAGTCCCCAGTTGAATTAACTAGTTTAACATCTAATTTATATTTATTTATTAAATTTTGTGCTATTTTCAACACATTTAATTCCCCCAATCAAATACAAAATTATATTCGACAGCAGAATTAGATAACCCTTTTATTTCCTCCTAATAGCTCCCCCACGACCACGGCTATATCTATCCCTGTCCATGCCCATAATGTTAATCCAGTCTACCTTTTCTTCTTTCGGTTGCTTTTTCTTTTTCTTCTTATTACTCATCTTTCCAAGCTGCTTTAATTGTTCTGTTTTAAGATGATCTTTAAGTTTCATATCATCACCTTCTTATTAGACTGTCAGACTGCCAGAATTGGCATATTTCGCGTTTTATTTATTAACTCGACTAAATAGTCGTAAAAATAGAAAAAGCGCCCTAATGACTTAGGAACGCTTCTCTTTGAATATTTTCTTGATGATATAAATATAACATGGGTAAAACCTAATACCACGACTTCTTTTCGAGTTTTTTCAGGAAAGATTTCGGAATTGTTCCGTACATTTTTCCCCGTTTATATTTTAATTACTTCATCTGGTCTTGCAGTTAGTGTATAAGGCAGTTCACCTGTTTCCGATAATCCGAAATACCCTAATCGAGATACCACAACAACTGTATAATCCTTTCCCTCATATGAGACCTTTTCGCCTTTCAATATTCCGTTATAACCGACTGTTCTCCCTAAATTCAATTGCTTATCGATTTGGGTCATACCGATTGTTTCAACACCATCTTTATTTTCACTTACTTCAAACCATTGTACATTTTCCAATTCTTATTCCTCCTCACTACTAAGCACTGCAATATTCAAATTCAAAGCTAACTTATAGAATGCTTTCCAACGAATCTTTGCGTATGTCTTTTCACTAATAGGTGGCTGGAATTTATGGCTATATACATTGTAGTCTGTTAAGTATTCGGACTCGCTGGACAAATACCTTTCTTGGATGAGGAACTTCTCCATTTTAGGCAACCTATCCACAGCCTTTTCGGTACGGAAGATTAAGTTCTCTCTATATTTCTGTTGATCTACATTATATATGGCTATATTTGAAGTTTGATCACTAGTTACATTAGTTGGACCATGATATCTGATTTCCGTACCAGCTGTTATTGAGGCTTCTCGTTCCTCAAATATTAAGTACTTGAACAGTCGATATTGTTCCAAATGTTGTTCTACTCTAATCTGTGTAGCTTTTCTATCTATTTCAGGAAGCACAAAGGACAATTGTTTCAAGACGACTCCCCCCATTTATGATATGATTGACTTACTCGAATTCAGCTGGGAGAAATCCTGGCTTTTTTTATTCACTAATATCCTCCTTGGTTTTCTAATAACCAATCAACTAAGGCAACGTATGCTTTGGCAATCGCTAATTTTCTTTCTGGATCCTGAATTTTAATGATTTCATTTGGATTATCAATATCAGAAAGATTAATTTGATAAATTGTTACTACCCAGTCCATTACTGGAGAATGGTATATTTCTAACTTTAATCCATTATCACGACAGTTTTTACTGTACACTTCGTAAAACTCTTCCATGTTAACCTCCTTGTTTAAGGAAAATCCTATTCCTTAATATCCGTTCTCTTGCCTTTCGTGGTTCACTTTATTTTTATCAAAGTAAGCTTGTTCAATTTGTTCCCATGTTAAGCCGAGTCGATATCCCAATCCTAAGTAGGCTTTAGTAATATGCAACATCATTACCACTCTGTTTCTCACTTCTACAGTATTCATTAATGAAGATGCGTGATGATATAAATAACCAAAATGATATTCCATAGTGCCAATTACTTTTTTTCTGTCTTCAATATACTTTTCTATTTTGTCCACATCTAATTGCAACTCATTACATAATTCCAAAACAAAATGCAATCCGTCTACATATTCTTTGAGGAGTGGGTTTTTAATATAAAACGAATTTTCATCTTTAACATCAGGGGCAAAAACATCGAATACATGAACCTTAATCCGTGGCTCTTGGTCCTTACTCCAAAACTTAAAACCACGCCACTCATTTGCACATTCACCAACCTCAACCAACAATGCCAGGATTAACTTTTCCAAACGATCTGGACCTTCGTATCCGATTCTGTCCCTAAGTACTTTTTGTGTTTCGAACAATTTAGTTAAGTTCACTTGTTATTCCCCCTTTAAATATGATTCTCTCCCTCCCGAAGGAAGGAGAGTTTATTGCTTAATCTAATTCTTCTTCAGTGGAAGCTGCTACCTCATCAAGCGTGTCCATAGATAGTTGGTTATCTGGAACATTTACAGACCCCTTATCATCAACTGAGTATTCGATTCCTTCGTGATCTTCACCATAGAATTCATCTATGCTCATTTGAGACTCCACAATATTTAGTGTCACATCAGAACCAGCCATTTTATAAAAGTTGAATGATTGGTCTGCAGATGTATCACCTTTTACAACGAAATCTAAGACTGTTTTCTTGCTATCCTTAGAACTCTTACTGAATTCACATGTTAACTTCTGCTCCACACCTTCAATCTCCAATTCAACAACTTCCCTTGTTAAATGATTGATTTCCGGTTTCTTCTCATCCTCACCCTTAACATAAAACTGGATAAGTTCTTTACGGCTGTCCTTTGTTTGTTTATTGAAATGCGCTTTAACTGTTAGTTGCATTTGTAGTCGCTCCTTTTTGTTGGTTATATATTTTTTCAAGCTCCTCATATGTAAGTTCATACAGCTGTTTGCCATCGGGAGTTTTAAAGTAGCCTATTTCAATTAGTTTTGCTTTTAAATCATCTTTTTCTTGTTCAAGAGTCATTACTTTCAACCTTTCACCATATCCAGTACTTCAAATTGATTCTTTCTTCCGTAGCCCTCATTTAGCGTTGAATACACACCAGATTTAATGGTCCACAAGTCTTTAGCTATTTGGGCTAGGATATAAGCATCAACTACGTTATCACTTTTGTGTTGGTATCCATATAAGTCTTTTACAGCCTCCATTACTGCCTTTTTCTTCTCTTTATCTTTTAATCTTCTTTTGTTTCCTGTTTCTCCTACCCAGCCTGTAACATTAACGAATTTCTTTACAGCATTTGGAGCAACTTCATAGTACTGAATTTTACGTTTAAACAATTCATTCCTAATCCCATGATGCAAACCTCCAGCAAACATTGCTCGCTGCGTTGCATAGGGGAAACCTTCAATGCAGATAAAGTCATCTGGACGAACATGGGCTATTACTTCATCAATTAAAGTGGACATCCTTCTGGGATCAATACTGCCTATTCCAGACAGTTCTTTTTCTCTCATCACTTCTCCATCTTCATCCAAAGCTACAAAACCAGTTTTAGTACTCGGGTCGATACCTACAAATCTCATAGTCGTGCTCCTTTCGTTGTAATGCTATCCAATTCTTTCTCGATGGATTTATGATGACCAATGCATAAAGGAACCACTGCCCATGTACTTGTCGCTGTTTTCTTGCAATCTGGATAGCAACATTTCTTCATCGTTTTTTCCCCTTTCTATTTTTCAGTTTGTTTTCCTTTGCTAAATGAACAACCGCCAGCATTACTTCGTCTGGATCTGTACGATTTATTTCTTCTGCTATTCGCACAATGTCTTCATAACATGTAAACTTTTCAGCAATAAGATTTAATTCACTTTCCCAAAACTCAAAGTCCGAGTTTTCGAGAATTGTAATCTTACGGTCACTTCGCTTTTTTCCGGTATCCTTTCGGTAATGAGCAGTGTGATTAGTCCTGCCCATTACTCAAACAGTCCAATTCCGCTAACAAAGTACTAAATCTTAACTCTCTTTCATCATTCGTTTCTGGCAGACATAAAGGGCAAGGATTGGTTAATACTGAATAAGTACCAATGGACTTCACTACTCTGTTTCCACTGCATAATTTACACATTCTCAATTCCTCGCAATCTATGATTTAGGCTAAGGTCTTCTCCAGTAATGTTTACTGTGAAGTCGCTGCAACGTTCAATGATTCGGTCTGCAAGTGCTGGGTCCACTTTCCTCAAAGCCTTTGTACTAAGCTCAGATGAAATAAGAAAGGGCATCTTATTGTTGTATCTATAATTCAGAACCTCATATGTCATTTCTAACTGCCATTCTGTGAATCGTGGCTTTCCATTCAAAGGCTTGAACAAATCGTCTATGAACAGCACTTCCACTTTTTTCATTCGGTCTAATTTAGACTGTAGCTTGTTGAAATCGTCTTTAAGGTCTGTAAACCCTTCGACATAAGGGAAATACAGTACTCCAATTTGTTTCTTTGACATTAAGTTGTTAGATAAAGCTGTTAGTAAGTGAGTCTTACCAGAACCAGGTGAACCAAGTAAGGCCATACTGTTTTGCTCTGTGAACCGAACTTCGCGAAACGATTGATAATATTCAACTGCACAGTCATAGGCGTCCTTTATGACTTGTGGCTTTCCATCTGTAACAAAGTTCTTAAACCCCTTGCTTTTAAATGCTTCCGTAATCTCACTGGACTTAAGTATTCTGTTTGTTTTTATAGCTTTCACACAATCACACTTTTTTGAGTAAGTATCTTTCCATTGCCAAGCTTCAGCAGGGCTGCATACTTTACCAGCAAGAAAATCATCTTCTGGAACCATTTCATTTGGTACCGATCTTGTTTCATGTTTTCCCTTCACTTGAAAGTGCTCTTCTTTCCATTCCGTGTCTTTATGTACACGGTATATAATCAATTGCTTATCCTTACAGGCTTTGCATTTATATTTGTTTTCTTCTGACCCTGCCAACTGGAACTGTAGTTGGTTCGGCTTCTGCTTTGCCTGCAGCTGCTTTAAAATTGTCGCTAGATCGGTTGCCATAATGACCACCACCATTCCGATTTTCTTCAAATTTTTTGTTGTATTCTAAAACTGCATCTAGAGTGAATAATTCCATATTGTGATATTTTTTGATAATAGCCTTTATATAGCTCCCCGCATTTCTTGGAGCCTGTTTGCTTGCCTGCTTTATCACTTCACATAAGATAGCTTCTGGTTCTTGAAATTGTGATTCATCAATCCAGTAATTAAATTCTTGAATCAAAATTGGAGATGGAAAACCAAAGAATTTTTCGTACTCAACAATTGGATTATTTTCCACAACATCAACCTCATTCTCTTTTATATCTTGTTGTTGTTTTATATCAATAACTTTTATATCCTTTATATCTTTATTACATAGACCAAATTTGGTCTGTCTCTCGACCAAATTTGGTCTATCTCTCGGTTCAGATAGACCGTTTTTTATCTGTCTCTCCTCATCAGATAGACCATTTTCGGTCTGTCTGTTTTTTTGAGAAGTACCTTTTTTGGTCTGTCTCTTTTTAAATTTTTTGGACTTTTTAACTTTAAAAATTTCTCCGTAAGGTGCTCTTTTTGAATCGATATAACCGTATTTTTTTAATTTGGCTATATTCTTTTTAACAGTATGTTCGCTGCTACCTAACTCTTCAGATATATCCGAAAGCTTTATAGGTTTTCCACCGAGAACAATGCCCCAGGTTTCTCCATCTTCATCCTGGCCTTCTTTAGTGGTCCTTGCTATAAGCCATAAGAATTCCCATAGCGCTGTTCCAATATGATCTTTATGTTCTGGTGAAAGTAGTCCAACGTGAACAGGAAAGTAAAGAATGTCGGATTCGGGCATTGTCTCACCTACTTTCTATAACAGATTGCCATTCCGTTTTTTAAAGTTTTAACTTTGTATTGCGGGTATCGTTCCATATATTGCAGAATTAGACTCTTGAGCTCATCATTATCCTTCGCTTCCTTCCACAGTCTCTCTGGTAGAACAACATGTGTAGGAACATCGTGGTCATGCATAAATCAATTCGCCTATTTCAACTGTGTCAGTAAGTTTTCTTACTGTTCTGCAGTAATCACATTTCCCGCAATAATCAGCTTGCAAATGACCTTGTTTAACCTGTAGAACTCGTTCCATTTTCATTTCAAGATATTCATATTCAAAGCTGAATCTTGAATCATCAAAGTGAAGTACAGCTTTATTAGGCGGATTCTCTTTTGTAACAGCCACTATATATGGGTTGTAAGGTATTCCTGTATTCTGTTCAATAATTTTGCGATACAAAGCCATTTGGAGGACATAATCCCATGCTTCAACAAATGACACCCAACTTTCGTATTTAACACTCCAGTACCTTTTATACAGGTCCTGAGTGGTCTTTAAATCTGAAAAGGTTTGACGTCCATGATTGATGGAATCCACTTTGATTTTCCAGGGAGAACCGTAAAGTTCTCCTGTATAAATGACTTCTTTCTCACCATCTAAGGCAAACATAGCAAACGAGTCTTCGCTAACTGCTTTTATCATCTGATCTGCAGTTTCAAAATCTGAATACTTACCACCACGCGGTTTAAAAATGGCGTTATTGTTTTGCTCAATAAATTCATCAAAAGCTATTTCATTCTCAAATGCTGCATGCACATAAGAACCAACCAACAAAGCATTTGATGATGCCTGCTTATATTCACCTTTTAATTTAGCTAAAGTCTTAGCCTCACACTCTACAAAGCTTTTAAACTGGGATACTGACATGTAGTCATTATCCGCCTCAATCGAATGATAATTCTCCCTGTTGAGTTGGAGCAGATTCTTTGTCATTTACTTTGTCAGCTCCTTTCTCTTCTTGGAAAGACTCAGCTAATGAGCTGCTTTTATCACTATCTGCTTTCTTATTTGTTGTCCCCTTATCAAACCAATCTTCCACTTTACTCATTCCGTCTTTGATGGAGTTAAATATCTTTCCTAAATCGTTTAAATCTCTTTCAGTAAAAGCCGATACGTTATATCCAAATCTTGATTCAATTTGTTCTTGTGTAATTCTGTGTTTTTCCTTAAACATACTTAAAGCAGCGTTTAGTCTTTCTTTAAAAGGCTTAGAATTATTTCCTTGCATAGTTCTATTGCATTCTTCAACTGCCTTGTCCACAATGTCACCAGGGATAATGCTCAAGACACAAGCACGTACTCTTCTTGCACCTTGGTTAGCAACTAATTCATAAATATCACGTGGGTCATCAAGCTTTTGAATCTTTCCTTTTGCTTTTCTGGAATGAGGAACAGTAAATATTTTTTCCTGCCTAACATTCGTCTCTAAGTCCCAGCAATATGCCATAGCCACTGATTCACCTGAACGTTGCTCTAATTCTTTAACACCAAAGGACAGGTTCCCCCAGTTTTGTGCCAATACCTCAGCAAGACGAATAGACGGACCTTCTACTTTTGAGCCTCCCCTTGGATAGCTATAAACTGCTTGTTCAGCCAAAGCAGGACGCTTGCAGTTATCCAAAATACGCTTTTCAGCATCAAAGATATTTCTAGGGAATTGTTTGGCCATAAAGATTTGACCCTTCACTTCCTCCATTTCACGACTGCTTGTAGACTGGGCCAATACATTTTGCTGTTGCTGACTATACTGCAATGATAATTCACTCATTATTTTTCCTCCTTTAATTCCTCATCCAAGTTTTCATATATTTCAGTAAGGTTTTCATAAAGACTGCTACCTTCTAATAACTCTCTATGTTTTTCTAAGAAGTTATAAAGTGCTTCTAACGCTGGATTATGAGGACTCCATATCGTTTTATTTTTTGTATGGAAATACGGCATTTTATAACCTCCACTTGATTTTTTATGTTTTTTACCATAAGATGGTCTTGTTTATATTTTCATTTGTCTAGATGATCCACTCTGCAAAGTGGGTCTTTTTTTATTCTTTGAAAACCTTTCGGGTAGTACCAGTGAACCTGTGTACCAATGACAGCCTGTCCCCATTACATTTATAAATAAGCCAATTTTCAGGATTAAGCTCCTGAGTTTTAATCTGCACCTTTTGCTTCTTAGTTGGCTTTTTACCGTTTTTCATTCATCATCACCTGTCGCTTTCCTGAATTTAAACTCCAAGACTTCAATCAAGTAATCTTCCAAACTATCAGCTAGAATAATTTCGCCATCGTGTTCAACGATTTCATCACCAACGAGAATCTCGTTGTCATAATAATCAGAGCCTGCACTTTCCTTTGGTTCAACATCTTTTGAAGGATAACCAGTAGCATTAATATGGGTAATCATTGGATGCTCTAGGTTACTCATTAATTTCGTCCTCATCAGCCCATGAAATTGTAAGATGGGTAGCTCCAACGAACGAAAACTTACTTACCTTAAAACCGAGTTCTATATAGTAAAGACAAACCGCATCAGTTAAGTTGTATTGCTGCCACACTGGATTATTAAGGATTTGTATACCAGCATTTAAAAAACCCTGACCTGCTTTCGCTTGAATCTCTTCATTCGCTTTCTGAATTACTGCAAACTTCATTTTCTCTGCAGCCTTATGTGAATTAAGATTTGCTTTTACTCTCATCTGTGATGCATTCATTGTATTCTCCCCTTATGCTTTGTTTTTTGAGTGATGATCTATCATGTGTCCGACAGTGACAACTTCTCTTAGGTTTGTAGAATGCGGAACGCTATCCAGTTTTCTATGTAGATCACCGTCAGCTACATAACGAAAAAGTTCATTGCTGATTGCCATATTACTCACCTCCCTCAAATATTCCTAAAACCTTTCAACAATTTCTGCATTGTGGGTAAAAAGATTACCGACTGTTGTCGGTGTTTTATTTAACTACTCCTTTCACAGTTGCTTGACAGATTAGAATGTAACGATCTGCTGGAGCTAGTCTTAACCATTCGGCTGGTCTGATTTTCATTTAAATCACCTCCTAAGTTATGAAATCTCTTTTACAGGTTTTTCGTTGCATTGGATGGTGATGTCGCCGATTGTTAAATTTAAAAACTTTATTTCTTTCCCATATTTTCTTGATAAAATTTTCTCAACAATCGGCTTAAGATTTTTCACCTTTTCTTCTGTAAGTAAATGTTTACTTATCCCCATATAAATCACCTCAATTAAAGCTATGCAGGTGGACAGTTAGGACAACTCTACTTTAGGAAGTGGAGTTACCATTGTTAATTCTACTAAAAGTAGAGTTGGCGTTAAAAAAAATAAAATCGTAACTAAACTCTAAAATTTCACTGATCTTTTTGGCATCTCCTACAGTAACATCATCAGGACATTTCTCCATTTTACTGTAAGTATGCACGTGTACACCTAATTTTGTAGCAACCTCTTTTTGAGTTAACCCTTTGAGTAACCTAGCTTGCTTTAAAGTGATATTCATGTATCTCACCTCACTTCTTTCGCTTCACAACCACATATTACTCTACTAAAAGTAGAATGTCAACAAACAAAATTATAAAAAAATATCCGTTTTGTGTTTATTTTCTAACTAAAAGTAGAATTATTTGGACATTCTATTGAATGTATTCTACTTTTAGTATAGAATTAAGGATATAAATTAGGTCGGAGGTCATTAAAGTGAGTATTGGTAAAAATATTAAAAGGTTGAGAGAACAACATAATCTTACCCAAGAACAATTAGCTAACATAATTGGCGTTTCTGATAAAGCAGTATCTACATGGGAAAGTGAACTTAAAACTCCAAGAATGGGAACAATCCAAAAGATTGCAGATCATTTCGGGATCTTAAAGAGTGATATTATTGAGGATAAAAAAGATAATGTTACTTCTATTGGTTCATCTGCCCCTCATGGTATTGATTCAATTAAGATGCCTTTGTTAGGTTCAATTTCAGCCGGTGTGCCTTTAGAAATGATTGAAGTACAAGACCTTGTAAATGTTCCTAGAGAAGTTGGAGAAACATATCCTGATGCATTTTTATTAGAAGTTATTGGTGACAGTATGAATAAAGTTATCCCAGAAGGTGCATTAGCTTTATTAGATCCAACTATTGAAATAAGTAATGGAGATATTGCTGCTGTAGCAGTCAATGGTTATGATGCAACTTTAAAAAGAGTATTTAAACATCAAGATGGTGTCACTTTAGAACCTCTAAGTTATAATCCAGAACATAAAACACAATTCTATAGTGATAAAGACATGGATCATTGCCCAGTTTCAATAAAAGGTAAACTAGTCTGGTATATGGCACCACTTGACATTAAATTCTAGGAGGAGTTTTTTATGAAGTGTGTAGCCTATATTAGGGTATCTACAGACGAACAAGCTAAACACGGCTATTCCATTGCTGCACAAATAGAAAGACTCGAAGCTTATTGTGTCTCTCAAGAGTGGAGCTTAATTGATACTTTTATTGATGATGGATACTCTGCAAAAGATCTTAACAGACCTCAATTTAAAGAAATGATGAATCGAATAAAAAATGAAGATATAGATGTCTTACTGGTCTATCGACTAGATAGATTAACTCGTTCTGTTTTAGATCTTTATGAAATATTAAAAATCCTTGATGAACATAATTGCATGTTTAAAAGTGCTACTGAGGTATACGACACTACTAATGCTATGGGAAGATTATTTATCACTTTAGTAGCAGCTATCGCACAGTGGGAAAGAGAAAATACGGCAGAACGAGTTAAATTAGGTATGGAAAAGAAAACAAAGTTAGGAAAGTGGAAAGGTGGCATGGCACCTTATGGATATAAAATTGTTAATAAAGAATTAGAAATTAATGAAGATGAGGAGCCATTAATCAAGTATATTTTCCACCTTTCAAGAACTTTAGGATTTTACTCGATTGCAAAAAAAATAACTGAACAAGGTTTTACTACAAGAAAAGGTGGAGATTGGCATGTCGATACCGTTAGAGACATTGCTAATAACCCCATATATGCTGGCTATTTAACCTTCAATGACCCAAAAGACTCCAAGAAACCTCCCCGCCTACAAACCTTATATGATGGGCAACACAGCCGTATAATTCACAGAGAAGAATTTTGGTCATTGCAAGATATACTTGATAAAAGAAGAACTTTTGGTGGGAAGAGAGAGACTAGTAATTATTATTTCTCATCAGTTCTAAGATGCGCGCGATGCGGCTCGTCAATGTCAGGGCATAAGGGGTCTCAAGGAGTTAAAACTTATCGTTGTTCTGGTAAAAAAGCAGGAAAGAAATGTACTAGCCATATTATCAAAGAAGATAACTTAGTTTCAACTGTACTTAGTTCGCTTAAAGAAATAACAAAGCAAATAATTGGAGATACCACTTTAAATAATATCTCTCAACAAAAAATAACTGAATTGGAAAATGAACTGAAACTTATTCAAAAGCTAATGAAAAAGCAAAAAGTTATGTTTGAAAATGATGTTATAAGTATTAATGAATTAATCGCAAAAACTGAAAACCTTCGTCTGCAAGAAAAGCAACTTACTGAAGAAATCTTTAATTATCAAAAAGCAAACAATACAGATACTGAAGAAATAAAAGTAATATTGGAAAATATCCATTCTCTTTGGAATGATGCTAATGATCAAGAAAGAAAACAAATTATAAGTACAATCTTCAATCAACTAGTAATAGATACGGAAGATGATTATAAACGAGGTACAGGGGCATCAAGAAAAATAATTATTGTTTCTGCTAAATAACTAAATGTCTTTTGTCGGTGGAGGTAC